GCCTGCAACGAATACCTCCGGCAGAAGCTCGGGAAGCTCGACGCCCGCATCAGGCACCTGATCCGGCTGGGGCTGGCAACCACACGACCGGAGGCTCTGGACCAATGGCAGGAGGAGGAGGAATTGTGAACATGTCCGTAGCCTTCGTCTACAAACACACAACCACAGGAGAAGTCGTCGTGGTGGACATCGAGCGCGCACGGGAACTCGATGCAGCCAGACCGTACTGGAAGCACGTTTCAACGGTCGATCCAATCGTCATCCTCCAACTCATCGTCAAATCCAACGGCCAGAAGCGGGCCAAGATCATCAGGGAACTCTCAGAGCAACCATGAAACTCAACGAACTACCATTCGATCACCCATCCAGAAACACTCCCATCAAAGACCTCGACGTCCTCATCGTCTGCGCTCACACAGGCTCAAAACAAAACCATCGCACCTGGAAGATAGAAAACAACACCTACAACGAACTTAACTCGTCATGGCAGAACAACTTCTACTTCGTACTCCAAGAACCGACGCCTACGTCGAGTCCTGGCTCAAAGACCGAATAGCCCTCTGGCCAGACTTCGCACGACAACTGGAACGTGAACTCAACGCTCAAATCCATCGGACTCACCAAGGACCAGATCGCCAAGATGCTGGGAACCCAAGTGATGCCAGACCCTCCGAAACCAAAACCACACATCTACCCAGGTCGCAAGATCGACCCGGCAATCACCAAGGCAATCCTCAATGACAAATCAGGGAGAACCGTCCGTGAACTCGCAAAGAAACACGACGTGTCAGTCTACTACGTCTGGTCACTCAAAAACAAACAACGAAACAAATAATCAATGGAAAGAACTCTGTCACGAATTGGCCAACTGCTTGGGATGTGGATGCCAAAAGGAATCCGGCCTGTGCGTCCAATGCCACAAAGCCAACAAACGGTATCGAGCAATACTCACACCACTACAATGAAACTTGAATACGCAATCGAAAGGGTCTCGGAACTCCGAGCCAAAGGACTCACCCTCCAAGCCATCGGCCAACAACTCGGAGTCTCACGCCAACGAGTCCATCAGGTCGCAAAGGCCGACGAAAGACGCAAACAACTCCAAGCCATGTGGAACTACGGCATGAGCCCACGCAACCAACGAATCACCGCAAGCCTCAAACTCACCTCAAAGGACGAACTGATCAACGCCATCAACCAAAAGATCATCACACCCAACATGGTCCCCAACTTCGGACTCAAATCCTATCACGACCTCTGCGCGTGGGCCAACATCACCCCACCAACCGACCTCACCTACCCGCGACGCTGCCCACATTGCAATGAAACAATCATCCACCCATGACCTCGTGAACGCGCTGAACATCATCTCAGCCGAAATCAATTCCCCCGATGGAGTCCCAAACGCCGTCTGCGCCGAGGCAGCCCAACGCCTCATTCACCTGGTCTCTCTCACAGTCCGCCTCTCAGAACACATCCTCAGCAACCCTGTCCATCACCCGAAATGCAACGCCTACAACGGCAACTACTGTAACTGCGTACTGTCGGAGATCAGCTCCCTACAAACCAAACCATGAAGACCCCACGACATCTCCAACCATGGTACAGTACCCGCCTCCGTGACGCACGGAAACCAGAACCCATGACCGAGGCCGAACGCCTCGCAGCCTCCGAGGAAAACCGACGCATCCTCGCCAACTCAGCCGAGATCGTCGCCGCAGGAATCAGACGAGGCTGGATCTCACACGCGGTCCGAAAGCAACCTATCCCGACATGGATCCCATCGAATACACCAACCGATCAAACCCCTCCGTCATCGTTCATCTGATCGGCCACGCACAGTTCCGACTCGGGGAGATGAAGTCGCCAGTCGTCATCTACAGACGCGGAGACAACACCTACGTCCGACTCGCCTCAGAGTTCCACACAAAGTTCAAGCAACGAAATGAACCCACTCCAACGCGCAGCAGCATGGCTCAGTAAAGTACCACCAGCAGTCAGCGGCCAGAACGGCCACTCAACCACCTACACCGCAGCCGTGGGCCTCGTCCACGGCTTCGGCCTGTCCGAGGGGGACGCTCTCAGCCTCCTCTCGGACTGGAACCGCTCCTGCCAGCCACCCTGGAGCGACCGCGAACTCATCCACAAGATCCGCGACGCCGCCTCCAAACCCCACGACAAACCAGCCGGCCACCTCCTCCATGCATCCGGCAGCCCTCAACACACAGACCTCACACGAGTCGTGTTCAAGCGACCAACAACCACACCCGACCCCACAGCCTCACAGTTCAAACGATTCCTAGAAGCCGCCTTCGCTCCCACCGAAGTCGTCTGCATCTGCGAACAAGTCGAAGACGGCAAACCCAACACCAGCGGCTCCTTCCTCCCAGTCGAGGAATGGATCAAACGCTTCGACACCCCAGACTCCATCCTCCTCCGAAAGGACCGCCTCGATGGCGTCTTCGTCCGCATCAACCCCTTCAAGCCAAACCTCTACAGTGGCAGCGACAACGACGTAGCCGCCTATCGCCACGTCCTCGTAGAGTTCGACGAACTCCCCAAGCCCGAGCAGGAACAACGCCTCCGATCCTCCGGCCTACCCATCAGCGTCCTCATCGATTCCGGCGGCAAAAGCATCCACGCATGGGTCCGCGTAGACGCATCCTCCCGCAAGGAATGGGACGCCCGCCGCGACGAAATCTACAAGGCCATCCCCGGCGTCGATCCAAAGAACAAGAACCCATCCCGCTTCTCACGCCTCCCCGGCGCATGGCGCGGCGAATCCCAACAGAAACTGTTGGCCACCAACCTGGGCGCAGACTCATGGGAGGATTGGCTCACCAACCGCGAGAGCGAGGAAGACCAAGCCACCATCGTCTCAGTCCGAGACCTCATCTACTTCGACCCTGCCAACGATCCAGACAACCTCATCGGCAACCGCTGGCTCACACGCGGATCCTCCATGATCGTGTCCGGCGGCACAGGCATCGGCAAATCCTCCCTCATGATGCAGATCGTCATCCGCTGGGCTCTCGGCCTCGACTTCTTCGGCATCACCCCAGTCCGACCACTCAAGATCGGCGTCGTCCAAGCAGAGAACGACAAGGGCGACCTCGCGGAAGCGTTTCAGGGGGTCGCCAAAGGGCTGGAAACGACAGGCGATGAGATGAAGCGGTTACAGGCTCAGCTTGAGTTCAGAACCGAATCCGTCCGCACCGGCGACTCCTTCCTCGCCTACGCCCGACGCTTCATCCACCGATCCAAACTCGATGTCATCGTAGCCGATCCGCTCTTCTCCTACTTCGGTGGGGACTTGAGCGACCAAGGCGAGGTCAGCGTGTTCCTGCGCAACAAACTCCAGCCCATCCTCCACGAGACCAAGGTCGTCTGGATCTGGATGCACCACATCTCCAAACCCCAACGCAAGGACGGCGAACCACTCACCACCATGGAACTGGCCCACGCAGGATTCGGCTCCTCCGAACTCGCCAACTGGGCACGAGAGATCGCCGTACTCCACGAAGTAGGCCAGTCCAAGCCCAGACGCTTCCAGCTAGCATTCTGCAAACGCGGATCACGCCTCCCAGCCAACAACCTCAACCTCCAACACGCAGCCACAGGCATCAAATGGGAACAATGGAACCCCATGGTAATGACCGGCGCACAACTCAAAGAGAAGAAACCGTATGCCAATAAGGCCAAGCGGAGGGACGCGATATGACATACAGAGATAGGTTCGGATCAATGCCCAAGCTCAAGCATGACAAGAACCCACAGCAGAGCGAAGTCATCAATCACATAGCGGGAGCGATGCAATGTGATACAGAGCGGGCCAGTCGATTGTTCAATGAACTCCGCAAGCGCGGGATCATTGTATTCGACCGCATCGACCGGGCATGGCACGGCGCCGACAACCGCACCATCAGGTACACCGACTCCGAACGCATCGAGAGGCTGGAGATCAGGCTCGAAACCCTGGAAACCAAGCACCGCCGCCTGCTCGCCGCCTACCGCGCACATATCCAACTAGGGGGGTCTCCTTAGGGGGGGTCTCAGGGGCCAATGGGGCACCCCTAATTGGACACTTCCTCCCCCCTAGGGCAACACCCACTATCCCCTCTAAATAGGGGAGTGTCGCCCCCCCATTCCTTGGGCTACCCTGCCCAAGGGGGGGCGACACAGTACCTATCCCAATTGCGAATCGCTCGGTCGCTCTTTCTCCCCTATTTGGAAGTCATCAATTCCGCCGAGAGTGATTTGTGGGGGTGGGGTTGGGAGGCGGGAATGCCCCGCGCTGGAGCTGGAAGGGGTCAAGGAGCGCGTTTGATTGGAGGTTGGTGTGGAGACAGCGGATGAGGGGTGTCGGGCGCTTGGAAACGAGGGATTCGGGGGATGCGGATGAGCGGGTTGTCAGCCCCCCCCCCCGCGAGATCCCCCCTAGGGGGGTGCGAAAAGGGGGGGGTGCGGGGGGTGAGTGGCCTACTCGACAGACCCCCACTGCTCGGCCATCGCACGGGCAATCCCGGGGTAGGTCTTGCTCCGCTCCTTCCAACGAGTAGGACTCGGACCCAATTTGTTCTGACCACTAAGAGTCTGATTGGCCCACCTACCAGAAGCAGGTAATGATAATACGTTTGTGGGTACCAGCGGGGGCAGGTTCCTCAGCCATAAACACGTCCGCTTGCTCGCGTCATCACCAAACTGCCACGGCTGTATCATCTGCGTGGGTTTGCATATCCGTGTGTTGATAGCACCAACAGGATTCTCTATCGCAATACGGGGAATCCCGCTATTGAGCAACAAATGCACAAATCCGAGCGCATCCTCGGTCAGCTTCGGGTCGCGGAGGCCGCGGGTTGTCCAATGCATCCCGCTCGCGCACAGATAGGTGCAGGGCGGGAACGCAATCATCATGTCCCACCGCTCGGTCAGGAGATCGCGCACATCCCCACGGTAGTGCTGGCCAGGAGTGTCGCTCGGCTCAAAATCGCAACTCCATGCGTCCCAGCCCTTGCCAGCGAACGAATCACGCACCCGCCCGCTGTACTCACAAGCCACAAGCACACGCTTCACTGGCCCACCCCCATCAGATCCGGCTCCACCAGCATCACATGGTAGTCCACCACATGACGCAGATAATGTCCCCAGCTACGGAAACCAAGCTCCCGAGCCCGAGCCTGCAACGCCATCAGCAAGGAGTAATCCATCTGGAAACTCGTGGTAACCATGCAGGAATCACTCACTTGGCACCCCCTTCCTCAAGCGAACAAACAAGCAGGTTCCAATCACGCACACGCTGACGAGCCTGCTCAATCGCAAACTCCCACTCCTTCTCTTCACGCCGCATTCCACGCACCGACTGCGGCATGATACCAGCATCATGCAACCGCACCATCTCAATCAGGATCTCAATCGGACTCACAGCATTCCTTTCGTTTCATCCACCGCTCCATGCGGCGATGGACCCAACCTACCGCACCATGCCCCTCCGCGTCAAGCGGGAATCTGCCGCACCATGAGGAAATTGATGGACGCGATTCCGGCCAATGTTTACGGGCCTCCCAAGCGAAATGCGGCAGACCACGCAGGAATTTGTCCGATTTTCCAGACCCAGATTCCGAATCCCGAATCTCGGTATGGCGTATGCCAAGCATAGGACATCCAATGTCGCACCCTGGGGGGGATAGGACATCGAGTGTCCGATGCTGGTAACCTGGCGAAGGGGTACGGGTAGGAAGGAAGGAAGCGGGAAGCGGGAAGCGCATAACCTGGTGCCCATGGACTGGCCCACTAAGGCAAAGAAAATGCCCCGCTGGGCGAACCATACGGGGCGCGAAAGGAATGAGGCTTCCTAGCTATTCAAGGTCGGAGGCTAGTGCGGAAACCAGCATCAAAAGGAAGCAGACAATGCACAAGGCTAGGAAGCCAAGGGCGCGAAGGATGGGCTTCATGGATTCGTGG